CAAATTGACGCCGGAGCGGAATACACTACATGGGGTAACTTTAACGCTTCCGGTTGCGTGACGGGTGACGTGCAAAGCGGCGGTAATGTCATCACTTTGGGCGGAACCATTGTCGACAATACGGTCGGTGTTTCCTTGCAGGCTGGCTCCAATCATTTGCATGGGATGCACGTCGGTGTCGCAATCAATCACAATACGACTTACAACATCCAAACGACTGACGTTACAAATGGGCATGATTTTATTGGATGCCATTTGTATGGTAATGGTGCCGCATCCGGGGCACTCTTTTTTAATAATTCAAAAGGTATCGTTATTCGCGGCGGTCATTTGGATTGCTGGGTTTATAACTATTCTGGTGCGGCAAGTGGGTATAACTATATTACCGACGCGTATTGCCCTGGAAGTTATGGCGACATTAAGCGCATTGATGCCGCATCACTGGTTCCGCAACAATTAATTGTTAAGCGTTGCGATGGTCCCGGTGCTTATGATTCCGGCGTTACCATAAATGACCCTGGTGACACTTACGTTTGCGCTCGACGTTTGGCTGGCTTAACACAAGCGGTATCAAGCGCGACGGTTCTAAAATTTCCTAATGTTCAACAAAATGGCGACCGTCGTCGCGCATATGACCCGGCAACAGGAATTTTCACCGTGCCCGTCAATCAAGCCGGGCAATATCGAATTTCAGGCAATTTGTATTTTTCAGGCACTGGTCTTTCAGCTACAACAAGCTATGTCGAAATCACTTTCACGGGTGTTTCCGAAGACCCTAGGCTTCAAACATTGACGCCGTATAGCACGACAATTCTTTGCGCTGAAATCGGCTTTGATGTGTATTTGAATGCGGGCGCTACCGTGACCATCAAGGGGACAATTGACGGAACTTCACCCACTTTCGGCGGCGCAACCTGGGCGTCAACCTTATCCATTCAAAGGATTGCGTAATGGACCAAAAGCCCATGTGTTCCGGTAGCCCGGACCATTGCCCCCAAGTGCAGCAAGCCGCGGAAGACGCGGTGCGCAAGGTCTTTGCCATTCTCGGGGTCGACGTTGATGTTCCCAAGGAAGTGGAGGAATTCCGGGAAAATCTCCGCTTTGGCGCTTCCATGCGCCGGGCGGCCGACAAAGGTATGTTGACCATCATCGGCGTGCTGGTAACGGCAATGCTGGCCGCCCTGTGGGCTGGCATCGTGTCCAAGATCGGGGGGCACCCATGACCTACGCACTTGGGGACCGATCCCGCCAGCGTCTTGCGGGCCTTCATGCTGATTTGGTCAAAGTGGTCGAACGCGCCATTCAAATCACGCCGGTCGACTTCACGGTCTTGGAAGGGTTGCGCACCATCCAGCGCCAGCAAGAGCTATTGAAGTCCGGCGCAACGACCACGCTCAAGAGTCGGCACCTTACCGGCCATGCGGTTGATTTGGGCGCATTCGTGGGCGGGGAAGTACGTTGGGATTGGCCGCTTTATTACAAGATTGCCGCGGCCGTCAAACAGGCGGCAAAGGAAGTCGGCGTACCCATTGAATGGGGCGGCGATTGGAAGAGCTTTAAGGACGGCCCGCATTATCAACTTCCTTGGAAGGATTACCCGTGAAACCCTGGTATCAATCGAAAACCATCATTGTCAACGCTATCGTGGCCGCCTTGGTGGCCCTTGAAGCTGGCACCGGGCTTTTGCAAGCCTATTTGCCCGGCAACTTTTACACCATCATTGCCGTCGGCCTTCCCGTGGTCAACGCGATTTTGCGCGTAGTCACCACCACGGCACTGACAGCCAGCAAAGAGGCTTGACCATGTGGAAGCTGATTGTCGGCAATCCCTGGGCGCTGGCGGCCCTATTTGCGCTTGGGCTGGCCTTTGGTGGCTCCGGGGCATGGTGGGTGCAGGGGCAACGCCTGGCGGCCACGCAAGCGCGGTTTGACGGCTTCGTCGGCACGGTCAAGGCCGAAGGGGAAGCCGCAAAGAAGCTGGCCGAAGCGAAAGCGGCCGAAGACAAACGAATAAAGGAGAATTCCGACCATGAATATCAAATTACTTTGGCTGGTTTGCGTGCTGACAATAAGCGGTTGCGCGACGCCCGTGCCGGTAGCCGTATCGTGCCCGCCGCCCCCGCCGGTTCCCGAAGTCCTGGCCTCGCCTGTTTCGACCGGGCCGAGCTTGAGCAAGCGTTACAGCGATTTGATGCAGGAATTGCGGGACTCTTTGACGAAGGCGACACGGACGCCGTAGGGCTCAACGTGGCACGCTCTTGGGCGGCAAGCATTCGCGCCGGTATGTCCCCTGATAATCCGGCCAGTGTCCGGCCTTGACCATGTCGCAGTATTGAGCCTGGGCGGCCTTTTCGTCTTCATAGTCCATGTGACCAACGAAACCGAAGACGGCCAGCACCAGCAACATTCCGACCGGGATTGTGATTTGTTTTTTCATGGTTCCATCCTGTCCAAAAATAAACGATAAGCGGCTTGCATGCCTGCACTGTGGCCGCCGTGAGCCTGGTAAGTCTTGACCATTTCGACGGCAACATCGTCCGGGAGCTTGACGGGAAGCCGGGCCGGTTCGCTGGGCTTGCTTTCAAACTTCACGGCATCCTTGACCGCTTTAAGCCGCCTGTCAACCTTGCGGCATTCCGGCGGCTCCGGGTCGTTGACGTCCCAATTGAGCCCGCACGGGGCGCAAATCATTTGGTCGCCGTACTGGCGTGCCTGGCAATTGTGCCGCTTCATTTTTGCGCGGCCTTCCAAGCCTTGTACCATGGGGCCATGTAAATGGCCGAACGGGTCAAACCAACTTTAGCGGCCGCGGCATAGGGCGTAATGCCCTGTTCCGTCACCATCTTGCGGGCTTTGACCATTGCGGCGGATTCGCGGGCGGCCATTATTCAGCCCCCAGCAATTCGGTAAGGCCCTGCAGCGTGTGGGTGGCTTTCTTGATATCCAGCATGCCCCCCTTGTCTTGCTCCCGTGCCAGGTACGCAATCGCCGTGCCCTTCATGTACCCGCGGAACTCTTCGGGCGTGAGCCAGCGCCGCAAGACTTCCCACGGCTGATAGTCCCCCAACTTTTTGTAATGGTCCCCGCCCTCTTGGATATTCAGCACCGACAATGCTTCGGGCGCGTCGGCCTCAAAAATTGACGCGACTTCCGAAGTCTTGACAGTTCCCCGGCCGCTGGCGCCCTGGTAATGGGTTTCCTTCGCGTCGGACGCACTGACAATAAACACGACACCGGACTCCCGGTCGATCAATTTCGTTCCACTCTTATAAATCACTTCATGCCCCTTGTTTAAACAAATTCCCGCGCATTCCCCTTCCGGGTAATTGCAACCGCTGGCGCCGTGCGTGCAAGTCATTTGGCGCACTCCTTAACGATAAATTCCCGCGCCACTTCATAGGCCGCACCTTCCCACGGTTTGCGCATCCCCGTAGCCTGCAGCCTGATTGCGATAATTTCGACGCCCCTGTGAGCGACCGTCCGGTCATGTTTGGCGACCATCATGTCCCCCAAATAATCGACAGCGTAATGCAAGCGATTGGCCGACGGCCACATGGCGTCGGGAGTGGCCCGCAAATAGGCTTCATAAGCCAGCATGCCGCCAAGTTGGCAAGGGTTCGCGCCGGCCTGCTGTGGGGCCGCCACGGGCTCCCGTTGCACTTGGACGGGGCAAGGGCCTTCCGTACCGTCCGCGGCGATTCTGACGCATGCCGCATGCGCCCCCGTGGCCGCCAATGTGGCAACAATCACCACGGCCGCAAGCGCCGCCCAAAAATGCCACTTGGGCACCCAGCGCGGGCCGCAAGTACAATTCCGCCCCTGGTTGCAATTTTGATTGCACATGGTCATTTCTCCTTTTTCGGGTTAAGTATCTGGTCCAATTCTTCCCGCCCGTAGGCGGCGGCGTTTGCCACTTGTTGCCCAAGTTCGCTAAGTTCTTTGGCTATCGCGTGGGCTTCCCCCTTGTTGTCGCCCCGGAGCTTTTCGCCAAGTTCAAAGACCCGGTCGGCCAACTTTTCTAAAAAATCCTCTTCCGGGTATTGGGCGATTGCTTCCGATACGCGGGCTTCAATCGTGTCGACTTCGGGGCGGTCGGCCAATTCGTCCGCCAGACGTTCGCAACGGGCAATAAGTTCCAATTCGACCGGCGTCCGCATAATTGCCGGTTCGCACTCAAGCGACCGGATTAAGTGGTCGTCATCCATTGACGCCATAAGGCCGGGATGCAAAATTAGCATGGCTTTACGCTGATGCGGCGGGCACCGGGGAAGCGTTCGGCGGCATCAATGACCGCGTCGCAACTGTGAGCAAAGACGCCTTCATATTCATGGCCGTCGACTGTAATTTTGAATTTGAGCATGTCCGATTCCTTTTTGAGTTGATGGGCTTATTGTAGATCAATAATTTACCTACGTCAACGCATAAAACCCAATATCTTTTAACATCGCTTCGGCCTTGGACGTGTACCACGCATAGTCGATATCGTCCGGGAATTGCTCCGGCAAGTTCATGCACGGCCGGGCGCCATAGGATAGTGACACGGTGTTGCCGTTGCTGGCGTACACGATGGGGCCGGGCGCTTGGGTGCTGTAATACCAGCGCACCACCTTGCCCAAGTATTCCGGCGTTTGCGGCTGGAAGCATGCGCCGTAAGCTGTGGTCGCATCCGTCACACTGTCACCCTTGCGCCACTTGCGCCCCTCTTTAACCCAGCCGGACGCCTGCAACGTGCCAACCATATCCATGACCCTGGCGCCCTTGCGCGGCCCTTCGCCCCACATTTTCACGCCGCCGCCGTTGACCTTTTGAATGGTCACGAATTTGCGAATGTCCCGGCATGCCGCAATGGTGTAAAAAATGGGCGTGCCCTTCGACAAGAATTCGGCCACGGCGTCCGCGCAAATCTCGACGTCGGGGTTCTTTTTCTCCACCAATCCGGCTTTGCTATATTCCCCTTTGCGCTTCACTTCCCCGTCGGTTTTGACGGCAAAATAATTATTCACGTCACGGGAGTAGACCGCCTGATATTCCACGGTTTCCATTTCCAGCCCCGTGCGCTTTTGCCATTCAGCAATCAGGGCTTCACTCACGGGGACTTTGTCGCGGGGGCACTTGATAACGACGCCGTCGGTGTTGCGCTGATAACCGGAATGCCGTAAATTTCGTGCCATTCAATCAGCATCAAAAGGGACAATTGCCCCGTGATTGTTGTTTGAATCAACATGGTCGGCGCAAAT